ATTTCTTAAGAGCAATTCGATTTGGGAATACCGACCCAATGATTCATTTGTTCAAGGCTGCTGGATATAAGATGGAGGCTGACCTTGTATCTGCGAATACAACTGTCGTATATTTCCCAGTTCACTCTGGACATCCAAGATCTGAAAAAGATGTTACATTATTTGAAAAGATTGCGCTTGCTGCTACTGCTCAGAAATATTGGTCTGATAATGGCGTCTCTGTAACGCTTTCATTTGATAAAGAAACTGAAGCAAAGCATGTAGCGCCTGCTCTACACATGTACGAGGGACAACTAAAGGCTGTCTCATTCCTACCGATGGGAAATCATACTTATCCACAGCAACCATATACTCAAATAACCGAAGAAGAGTATAATGGTTATATTGGCCAAATTAAAAAAATTGATTGGTCTGCCATTTATGATGGGGCTGAAAATTTGGAGGCACAGGGAGAAATGTATTGTACAACCGATGCTTGTGAGATAAAGGTAAACTAATGATAGATAAGATAAAATATGTTGAAGGCTTTATGCCAGTAGATGTTGCATTAAAAATATCTGAATATGCTAAAAAATATTCTGATGACTTTTTAGAGTATGGAAATGGTGAACAAGAATTTACCGTTCATACATATAATGAGATAGCATCAAGAGATAAAGAAGTTCTTCATTTAATGCAAGAATATGCTCATAAAGTTTATGATTTTGTTTTAGAAAATTATGAAGGTCCATTTCAAGATTTTATTGATGAAAAAACTCATATAGCAAAGTTTACAGCAGGAAGAGGCATGCATGAACATTTTGACTCAAATAGGCCAAATGATATTGCAACTCTTGTATATTTAAATAATGATTATGTTGGCGGAGATATATATTTCCCAAAATATAACATATCATATAAGCCAAATCCAGGAGATTTACTTTGTTTCCCAGATAATCCAGATTATATTCATGGGGTTAAAGTAATAGACCTTGGAACAAGATATACTACTCCAAGATGGTTTACACGTATCGTGTGATAAAATAGACCCATAATGTCTATTCCATCAAACTTATATGCAGAAAAAATATTTGCAGAACATCCACAAAGACTTTGGGCTTTAGATGATGTTTCTGATTATGTTTCTATAATAAGCGAAGAAAATAGAAATCTTTCTTCTTGGGATATAGTAAATGGCTCATCTGAAATAACTCAACAGTTTTTAGATACACCATTTCCACAAAGTGTTGTTAATAAAATAACACCAACTCAAATATCTGGAGAAACATTTTCAGTAACTTTGGTTAGCCCAGATATTATTGATATTAATGACTTAAATAATACATTAAAAACATTTTCTATAGGGTCATATTTTTATACAGAAAGCCCTTATGTTCTTGGTATTGAAATTGGGTATAGATACTATGACACCATTCTTTCTGAATATATAGATATTTTAAAACCATACGATATATCTATAAGAGATAGATGGATCTTTTTATCAGAAACATTTAATCCAGATTTTGAAAACTCTAGCATTAAAGTTGTAATTAAATTTAATTTTGTTTTTACCACAAACTCTTTAGAAGACTATTTAATTTATTCAAACGGCCTTTCTTTTGGTCAATGGTCAGAAGAATTTCATTCACATTCTTTAGGAATATCAACAGTAACCCTTCCTTCAGATATAGCATTGCCAACATCACAAGTAATTACAGCAGACTCATATGGACTTATACAAGATCCTGGATATTATTTTTCAAACAACAATGCAATGGTTGCAAAAAATTTTGGTATACCGATGGTTTTTGGTTCTCAAAGCATTACTAAGTTATATAATAATGATGGAAATCCTTCTTTAATTGTTCCATCTTTAGGAATGTTATCAGATTCAGGAAAACATCAAGAGTATACATTAGAATTTTGGATTAGAACAAATAACGCATCTACAGAACAAAAAAGAATTATAGGTCCAATATCCTCAGATGATGGAATATATTTGCACGGGCCGTTTATAATGTTAAAAATAGATGATAACTATGCGTCTTATTATGTAGGTAAATGGGAAAGACCAATGCTAATTCATCTTAGATATACAAGCACACAAGCATCTGTTTTGTTAAACGGAGAAGAAATAATATCAATGACAATTGATTCAAAAACAATATCATTACCATCTAAATTTTCAGAAGATAATAAAGACCAGCATTGGATAGGATTTTATGCATATGAAAAAATACAACCAATAGAAATAGATTGTGTTGCAATATACCCATATTCTGTTCCATCAATAGTTGCTAAAAGAAGATTTGTTTTTGGGCAAGGAGTTCAATATCCACAAAATTTAAACTCTATTTATGGAGGGGAATCAGTTCTATTTGATTATTCTTTTGCCGATTATACAAAAAATTATAACTATCCAGATTTAGGTTCTTGGGGACAGGCGTCAATTGATAATTTAATTGTTCAAGATGCTATGTTGACAACACCAGAAGTGCCTATTCCAAAAATATTTACAGATAATACAACTAAAAAAGAGGCAGACTTACTTGAAGATCAAAATCTACTATCTAATAAGTTATATTTAAATTTAAAGCCGAACAGTTCTTGGGATTCAGTTAATTCGTATATTTACTTTGATAATTTTTCTTTATATAACCAAACAACAAAAGCAATATATGGTTTATTTGAAATAGAAGAAAGTTTTGCTAATAAACAAATACTTATAAGACTGGAGGATAACAATTCAAATTATTTTTCAATAGAGTGTATAGATGATAAAATACAATATATATTAAAATATAATGGGGTAATTAAAACAATTTATGAATGCTATAGAATAAATGCACTTTCTGCCACAGACCTAGATGACGGCGAAATAGGAGAGACAGAAAACATAATTTTTGCAGTTGGTTTAGAAATAGACAAGTTTAAGAATTATTTTGGAGGAAATGTAACAGCATTCTTTACAAATCAGGCAATTTTAAAAATGTATGTTGGAGGAACAAAAGAGTTTGAAAATACATTCACTGGAAAAATATACAGGGTAGGTCTATGTTCAGAAAAAAATATTTCTGAAATAAATAACTTATTTAATATTTTAGGCGTACCAGTAGACTATGAAAATATATTTAACTTATATGATAATTCTGTTACATACAGTGGAGGTTCCGCAAATCAAATTGTTTGGGGCAACTATATAGGTGCAACAAATACAGACTTACAAGAAGATGAATTAGACGTTCTTGATCCAGTATTAGAAAATTATAGTTACTCTCCATCATTACCAGATCTTAGAATTCTTTTAGATCATATACCAAGTGTTGGAATATCCCCAATTAAGTATTTTGATAAATTTTATTTAGATGCAAGCATTTCTGGTTCATGGACCGATTACGTCCCATTATCATATTTTGCACAAAATGTTTTAGATGAATATGGCAACCAAAAGTTAGGTTTAGACTTTATTCAGTTTAATATTAATTATCCAGCATCTATTAAATTTAAAGAGACAGAACAAATTGATGAAAATGGTTGGCCATATTCTGAACTTACATCTCAATATGCATTTCCTGAGCAACGAGCATACACATCTCTAGATAACTTTTTATTTACTGGATATTTAGATTATGAAGATTTAAGACAAAAATCTATCAAAACATATACCTATGATACATCTAATGAAATATTGAAAACATATATAACTTTTGAATTTTTAGAAGATGGTGCCAATGAAAAGAAGTCTTTTTTTGCTAAAACAAAAGATGTTCCAAAAAACGGAGTTATTGAACCAGATAGTGATTGGATTAACACTAGGTATGAAGTAGTTGACAATGTGATTATTTATCCTCCGCAGGGAATAAATTTTAAAGATCTTGCAATTGTTATACATATTGAAATTAATATAGATGGAATCAAGTATAGCCCACTTAAAATAAAAAATTTACAGTTGGCATCTCAAGCATTTAACTATAACGGTGCAAATGGAGTAGGCACAAGATTTGGAACTCTAGTTTATCCATACAAGTCAAGCGGGTATTATTTTAATTATAAAAGTAAAAATCCGTTTACTATATACAAAGGATCTTCTCCATATTTATATTTAACTAAAGATTCTGGAATTGAAATAAGAGGTGACTATGATCCATTAGTAAATCGTGGCGTCGCACTCTCTATTAACTCATCTAAAGTTCAAAAATATGAAGTTATGGCAATGCAAACATTAATGAGATTTAATTATGATTTTTTCCCATATGCACCCACACAATTCATGCAAATAAATGCCAAAAATAAAACAATAAAGTTCTACATGGTTGCAGACCATCCATCAGGTAAAAGAGCAAAAATTTATGCAATAGATGCAAATACTGGCGGATTATATAATGCAATTGCATTTTATTTAAATGGAAAAATTGTTAAAGAACCAGTAATAAATGTTAATGAGTGGGCATTACTTGGAATTAGTTTTTCTGATATTTTAAATTTTAATTCATATAATGGTTCGATAATGATTAATGGTCCAATTGCTTTTAACGCATTATCATATTATGAAACCACAAATTTACAGGAAGTAAAGACTGTTACAAAGAGGCCTTGGGCTAGGGTAAGGTTCTCATCTGATGGTATTTTTGATTGGGAATATTGGAATGATTTTTATATGTGGGACGGTGTTTTAGTTCAATCTTCTAGTAGTTATTATGGAGTAAATCCAGTAGATCTATATAAATCTTACACAGGAACTAATAAGATAATTGTTGAGGATGACAGAGTTTTTAGTATTCAGGAGTATGAGTACGCAGTATTTAAAGATATATCTTGGCAATCTCAGATATCAAATGCAGTCTAATATGGTATACTTGTGGTTATGAAAGACAAAAATCATCTACCTTTTGGCAAAGACGGCAAGCCACGCATGCCTGGTCAAATAGGCGATACAAAGGTTACGATGATTGAAAAAAATTATAATTGGGGACTCTATGTATGGAAGAAGTCTAATGGCAAATGGTTTACTGATGGAAATGGAAATATTTTAAATATACCTGCAATGAAAGGTGATATTTCAAAGATTGCGGAATTAAAAAAAGCAGCAGCATACTACGGAGAGCCAGAAGGTGAACCACACTTTTTCCCTGGACTTGCAAGAGTAACTGATGAAGAGTATTCTGAGCAAAAACAAAGAATGCTTGAGGGTTGGATTCCAAACCTTAATGACTTAGGCTCAGTTTATGATGCACAACAAACTATTAAAAAGTATGGAGCACAAGACTAATGTCAGATGATCAAGAATTTATTATAGGCGCAAGAATAGATAATGCATTTAATATTTTGGATCAGTTCAAAACTGAAGATCCATTTAATAAATCTTGGGACGAAATAAAAACCTATACTGGATTAGACAATAACTTTAAAAGAAGAACAGGTCGTTTAGTAGAAAAGTCACTTGCACCAGAAAATATGCAAGGATATATTGATAGCGCAAGAGCAGAACAAAGCGGTATTGATGGAGCAAAGTCAAAAGAGATTAACCCTGGTACAGTATATAGAAATGCGTATGGATTATTTGATGTAATTACACCACCATGGAATGTATATGAACTCGCTAACTATTATGATACTTCTTTTGCTAACCATGCTGCTATCGATGCTAAGGTTGAAAATATAGTTGGCTTGGGATACGATTTTGAGGTTTCTCCAAGTACAATGCTTCGTCTTGAATCAAATAAAGATAAAGAACAAGTAGCAAGAGCAAGAAATAGAATTGAACGAGCAAAGATTGAAATGCACGATTGGATTGAATCATTAAATGATGATGATTCTTTTACAACTACCATGATGAAAGTTTATACAGATGTTCAGGCAATTGGAAACGGATATCTAGAAGTTGGTAGAACTACACGTGGAGAAATTGGATACATTGGACATATACCAGCAACAACAATGCGTACTAGAAGATTGCGTGACGGATATGTTCAGATAATTGGTCAAAAGGTTGTTTATTTTAGAAATTTTGGAGCAACTAACCCTAATCCAATTACATCGGATCCAAGACCAAATGAAATTATTCACTTTAAACAATACTCTCCATTAAATACATTTTATGGAGTTCCAGACATTATGTCAGCAATTAACTCACTTCATGGAGATCAATTAGCATCACAATATAATATTGATTACTTTAGCAATAAGGCTGTTCCACGTTATGTTGTGACACTAAAGGGTGCAAGACTTTCTGCTGATGCTGAAGATAAGATGTTTAGATTTTTACAAACTAATCTTAAGGGGCAATCCCATAGAACTCTTTATATCCCGCTACCTGGAGATAGTGATACTAATAAGGTTGAGTTTAAAATGGAACCTATTGAAAATGGTGTTCAAGAAGGTTCTTTTGAAAAGTATAGAAAACAAAATCGTGATGATATTTTAATTGCACATCAAGTCCCCCTATCCAAAATAGGTGGAGAAGATGCTGG